GTCTCGCGCCGGGTCGAGCGTCACGCCAGCCGGGTCGAACGAGCCCCGGTAACTGCGCCCCGCCCGGCCCTGCGGGTTGACGCACGGGTACACCATGACCGTGTACCGGGCGAGGATGGCGGGCGAGGCCAGCAGGGACTCGACAAACGCTTGCATCACCTGCGTACCGTGGTCCTCGCAGGGATGCACGCCGCTGATGATGACCATCTGCGCCGGGCCGCGCCCAAACTCGAAGCCGAGGATTTCCCGCGCAGGTAGGGCCCTGCCCGTCTCGTCCGTGGTGGCCGGGGACGTGCCCACAGTGTACCCGGTCTTGCCGGGCAGGTTGGTGATGCCAGCCAGCCCATCCACCCACGTGCGCAGCATGGAGGGCGTGCAGAAAGGACGGTATGCCACGTACACCACGTCGGCATCGAACGCCTCCGCGAACTGAAAAGAGACAGTCGGGTCGGCGTAGCTGAACGACGGCGCGTACCTCCACGACGCGGGGTCATCCGGCGTCGCCGTCCAGCACGGCACCCACCCGACTTTCGGGCCGCTGGTCAGGCCCATGACCTTGCCGACCCAATCCGTCCAGAGCAGGCTAAACGATGGTCGCTTACCGAGCATCTTGTCGATGCGCACCCCGAAGTACCACCATGCCTGACCCGCGTATGCGTTGTCCTGCTTGCGCGGCACGAGGCTGATGGCGTAGTCGCCGCCGGTGCGGGAGACGGATGAGGCCGAGGCGTCGATGTTGCCGCCCTCGAACGCACCGGAGAGCGTGGGCAGCGACGAGTCGGTGACAGTGATGTACCCCGTGCGGGTGAGCGAGGCCGCCCCGCCGTTGATGGTCAGGGTCACGGTGTACGTGCCGGGGGCGGTGTATACGTGGGTGGGGTTCTGCGCCGCGCTCGTGTTGCCGTCTCCGAAGCTCCATGCCCACGATGTCGCGCCGATGCTGGTGTCGGCAAATGATACCGTCAGGTCGTCCGGGCCGTAGAGGGGGGCTGCCGTAAAACCTGCCGAGACCTGCGGGCCGGATGGTGCCGTGTCGCCAGCAGTGCCAACGCCGATGTAGTCGATATGCAACGTGCTGTTGGCATAGTAGCCGAACACACCCACACCACCAGCGGAAGCGAGGCCCGCGTCCGTCACCTCGAGTTGCCACGTGGTGGGCTCGGCCTGCCCCTCGTTCCACGCCCTCACGCGCAGTGTGGAGCCGTTGACCCGGTAGCGGATGTAGTACCAGTTGGTGGTGTCGTGGTGGGCGAGTCCGGAGACAGTCGCAGTCGGGGCAAGCGTCGTCGCTCCCGTGTCGTATTTGAGCAGCGTGAGCACGTCGGTATACGACAGTTGCAGCACGTAGCCCTTGAGCGACGTACCGCTGTTTTGCTGGCGCAAGATAAGTGGGTTGCGGTTGCCCGTCTGCGCGACAGGCGTCCTCGCCCTGATGAGTACTTCAGTATTGGCGTCCGTGCCGACCAAATCCCAAACGGCTGTACGGCGGGCGTTGCTCGTGGGGGCCAGCTTGAGAGCCCTGCCACCTCCAGCGGATGCGTCGGCGACGACGGCCAGCTCGCCAGCCAACCAGCCGTTGCTCGTCCATCCCGCCGGGGATGCGTCGAGCGTGTCGCTCGCAAAATCAGTCCAGTACAGGGCCATTGTCGCCTCCTACCTCATATTGGTCCCGCCGCTTGCGCCCGTCTTGTATCCGCACCAACACTACGCGCTGCACGCCGAGGTTACGCAACGCTTTGAGTAAGGCCCGACGTTGCTGCAACCACTGGCCATGCCCGGCGTAGAGGTACGCGGTACCGTCAAAAATCTGCGCCTGCACCGCAAACTCCCACGGGTCGCCGTGCTTGGTGTGGTGCGGCCCGCACCGGATGGTACAGGCCGTCACCTCGACGGAGACACTCATGGCCAGCAGGGCCAGACACTCGCCCCTGCCTCGTCTGCCGTTGCGCCCACCAGCACAAATCGCACATAGCGATAGGGTGGTGCGGCGATTTCGAGACTGCCGGTCAGGGCCGTGAGCTCGACCTCATGGCACTGCCGCCACACGACGGCGGCGCTGTCGGGCGTGGTTTTGGCCTCCTGCATATTGCTGCCCATCACCCGGAGCTTGGGCCGGGCCGCCGCTGTCTGTCGCGACCACTGGATGGACAGCGCCCCGGCAGGCTGGATATTGGACTGATCGTAGACCGCGCTACCGACGGCCCCGACTGCGGCGACGGCCCGGTCCTCAAAAGACTTGGGAGCGTAAAACATGGTGGCCTCCTACGCCGTGCGGCGTGGTTGGGTGTGGGAGGGCAGCCCGCCGAAAACCCGCACGAGCAGCCAGAGGACAACTCCTGTGACACGGTAGCCCCGCGCAACGACGCAGCGCCGGAAATGGTCGTCGGCCCAGCGCCTGTCCGCCTCTGTCTCGGCCTGCTCATAGGCAAGGTCGTGCTCGTTGCAGCACCCCTCGAATGGGGGCAGCGTGCCCGTCATGCCGCGCCAGACACGGGAGAGCGTGCCGTATCTGCCGCAGCCGTTGGCGCTCACGGCGTCACCACATAGGTTGCGCTGATAGCCTCGACAGCCGCGACAGTGGTCGCCACCGCGACCTCGCGCTCGCGGGCCTCCTGCCACGCGAAACACGCCTCGATGTGCGCCCGCCCCGCAGCGTAGACCTGCCCGAACAAGGCCGACGTCATGTCCACCCACACGCCATCCGACGCTTTCCAGCGCGTGGTCAGGGTAGGGTCGGTCTGCATGGCGATGGCGAGCTCGGCGTAGCTTGTCCGCGCCGGGAGGTCGGAGTCGTACTGCACACCCCCGACCACAAACCCGCCGTCGCGGGCGCGGTTCTTCTCGCTGTGGATGGCAGCCAGCTTCGCGGCCTTGGCCTGTTCCAGCGTCGGGGGCGGGGGCGGTGCATCGGCAGCGGCACGGGCCGACTCCCACGCGGCGAGGGCTGGCACCACCAGTGCGTCGTACTCGGCTTGGGTCATCGGAGTGTTCGGCGTGCCGTCGCTGTGTTCCACCCATCCGGTGAGGCCGTCCCACTGGATGGCGTGTACGTGTCCCGGCAGGGTGAGGCTCACGTTGAGGCCCCGCCCGTCCACGATGACGAGGCTGTCGGCGGGAACGATGGTCACTCTAGGCATGGGGCCCTCCTATGGAGTGCTTGAACGCGCCAGCCTTCACGCTGGCGGCAATGTCGTCCTGCTCAATCTGCGCCTTTGTGCGTGACGCGAGGGCAACGATTGTTCCCAGCCGAGCCGCTGTTTCCTCTGTCGTGCGCACCATCTCATTGCGAAGCGACTCGGTAGCCGCCGCGCCCTGCCGCACCTGCTGTGCGTTCTCGATGAGCAGCACGGGCAGCCACGCCAGCGAGCATCCCCACTCGTCGATGTCCGCCCCGGTCTGCGGGTGCGTGCCGCGCAACTGCGTGAACAGGGCGCAGTCAAGTTGTCTGCATTCAGCGAAGCCCGCGAAGGGGCACAGGTTCTTGCGTTGCATCTGCATGGCTAGGCCTTTGTTGCGATGATGATGTCGACGTAGGCGAGGCGCAGGTCGAGGCCGTGGGTATGTGAACCGTTGCCGCCGTTGGCCTGCACAGAGTTGTTTATGGTTACATCCGAGTATGACCCGGCGCTCAAGGATGTGTACGACGCGTGAAGGTACGGGCCATTTGTACTAATCTGGTTTTCAACGCCCGTCTTCCCAACCTTCATTACGTGTCCGTGCGACGGCATCTGCGCCACCGTCAGCGTCGTGCCATCCGTCGCCGTGCGCCCGAACAGCGTCGAGAACGCCACGCTGCCGCCACTGCCCACCGCCCCGGAAACCACACGCAGCGCCTTGTCGTTGACGGTCGTGTCCTTCGTCCAGCCCGTGGGGGCCGTCGACTGCTGAAACAGCATCCGCGTACCGGCGGGGAATGCTGACCCTCCGCCTGCAGCCTTCCAAGTGATGGGGTCCGTACCCACAAGCATCCATAGGCTGTTGTCGTCTAGCTGTCTGGCAAGTTTGCCTACACCACTGGAATCGACGCCTATACCCGTCTCGCGGGCGGCCTGATTGGCGAACACCCATGCATATGGAACGTGCATATTGTCTGCGCCTGTCAGAGCGCCGTGCAGCGTCGTCATCCGAACACCCCCATGACTTGTTGTGGTTCACCGCCCACCAGCGCATAGACCGGGACCTCTACGCCTCCATCCAGCGCTGTCACCGGTCGGATGGCCCCAGAGGGCGAGTTCATCTGGTAATCAACATCTACGGTCTGGCCATCGGCAACGCTGCCAGTGTGCGTGATGGCGAAGCGGTACATATGGCCCACCGCGATATTGCGGGCCACGAATGCGGGGTAGGCGGTACTGTCAACGTACACCCAGTCGGTTGCATCGCTACCAAGCCGCCTCATCCATACTTGCCAATGCATGGCTGTACCGCGCCAAGACAAGCTGATGACCTTCTTGGCCACGAGGTCCTCGGTTACGTCGATGATGGTGGCCAGCAGCCCGGCCACGGCGGGTAAGTTTGCCGCACCGTCCGTGCGCGGGTCAGCACCTTCGTCTGCGTACACGGCGGGGTCGTACTCGCGTCCGGTAATCTCGACGGTCATGTCGCTGCCATGCGAGAGGGCTGTTACCCTGTACCAGCGGACAGTGCGCCCCACCTCGCCTACGGCCGCAGTACTGTCAGGCGATGGCGCCACATCCCATGGCGTGGTGATGGTGAGCACATTGGTGACTGTGGACTCCACAACCGGCTGTACAGTGCGGATGGACACCCGTTCGACTCCATCAACATCACCTGCGACCTCCGCATGCGAGACGAACACCTCATAGCTGGCACCGGGTTCAAGTTGGACGGGACGGTTCAGCTTGACGGTGTTGGGCGTGGATTCAAGCACGAGGCCTGATTGCGTAGCCATGAGTCGATCAGCCGCAACCTGCATGACGCTGCCTCTCCGAATGTGCGGGCCTAGCGCACGCCATTTCGTGGACAGCTTAAGCACTCGTGTCAGATAGCGATTGCAGCGTAGCCAGTAGATTCCAGCGCGTTGGGCCGTTGCTTCATCTTTGCAGGCGTACAGGTTTATGTCCCCGACCGTGGGAGCGCGGCCCGTCACGGCATGGAAGAAGTCTCCAGGCACGAACACGGTACGTGCGTTGCGATCGTCCCCGTACCATGTGACGTTGACCGCATCGGCCATCTCCTCACCCGTTCCAGGGTAATCAAGGTCCAACGTGCCATGCAGTATGTCTGCGGATGTGATGAGGAACGAGGCGTCGGGCACGGCCACAGGGCGGTCACTGACACACATGATCCTGGTGCCCACCCTGTCCACCACGAAGCGGCCAAGCTGCCCAAGATAGTCAACGGCGGTGCCTACCCGCATTTGCTTGTCCCAATACATACGACCAGCAATGTTCTTTTGGTCGCACCAGGTGGCTGTATCGGTGAATGACGCGATATCGATGTTGGATGCTGGTTCTCCAGCGCCCCACACATCATCCGTCAGCACTTCCAAAGCCATCCAAGCCGGGTTGGATAGGGGACGAGAGACAGTCCCCCCTGAACCATTTGGCAGCATGGCCGTGTTGCGGCGCACTCCGCAGCGGACCGTGGGAGCACTGCCGTTCAACTTGTCTGTGGGCAACGCACGGATGGCCAACAACGCACAACCAGGCAGGCGGAAGTCATCGGGGATGATCTCGTGAATGTATTCAAGCCACGTTGTGGATATGTCTAGCGTGGTGCTGGGCGGGGCCACAGGATGGCGGTAGCGTACTTCATGTCGGCCCGCAGGCACTTGGAACTCGTAATAGCGCATGATGGCCTCGCGCTTTGAGCCAGTGATGGATACCGTGCCGAGATCAACCCAATCCGTAGCGCCATACATGCGGTACTGGAACTGTACCTGCACAGTCACGGGATCGAGTCCGTTGGAGTTATTGGCGTGGCCAAGTCCCCCCGGACACTGCACACCGAAGCCAAGCTTGGTCACTCCGGTCTGGTCCAGCACTGCCGCGTACCATGTCGTAGACAATTGCACGGTCACGCCTTCGGTGCTCTCTGTGATGGCATCGTTAAACCATGGCAACACTGATTGTGTCATGGTTCCGGTGCGGGTCTCCACCTCCACCCCGTCATAGTTGGCAACGGGATTGCCGTTGATGGTGATGTCAAAGGCTTCGACCTCACCATGGCCTAAAATAAACAGGCCATTCCAATACCGCTTGTCGCCAGACGTAGACAGGTGCGCTGTCAGTCGCGTGGGAAGGATGTTGGGCATCTCGCCCTGCACTACAGGGATAGCCCCGCCCTGCGCCGTGGGGTTGGACTGTGCACTGAAGCCGTAGTTGGCAGACGATTGCAGCGGATCGAATGACGCACCACCAGATCTGGTGGAGGGCATCAGCGCTGAGATGCCTGCGGTGCCCGCAATGGCCACACCTGCAGCGAGACCAGAGGCAGCCACCAGGCTGCCTGTAGTGTATGCAGTGGTCCCGGCTGCTGTGGTGAACGTCGTTCCGTACGTCGCCAGATACCACTGCTGGGTGGCTATGGCGGCTACCATCACGGCGAGCATGCCCACTACCGCGATCGGGTTACTTCCACCTCCGCCCCCGCCGTTTGCGGGTACCATGGCCACCATGATGCCATCCGCTGGGCGAACTATGTACGCTTCGGCCTCTTCTTCGGTCAGTTCTAGGCCACTGGCGAAGTAGGCAAGGTCCAGACCCTCATCGATGAACGCGCCTGCGGGCCAATGCGCCTCAAGCAGATCGGCGAAGGTGAGGCCGGGACGCCAGTCCACCCATTCCATGATGGCGTCGGTCGGTTCCATCCAGTTGAAACACATGGTGAGCAACACCGCTCCATCGCTCATGCCATCTGGCCGCACAGGGATGGATGCCAGCGGAGGGATTGGGCCGGGGCACACTCTATGTATGGATGAGGTCATGCCACACCTCTCCATACATAGAACCCTGCGATCATGCGCGCGTATGGCGCGTCGTCCAGTCGGTCGCAATGCACTGCCGTGCTCCGCTGAATGTGTGCAAATCGGCTAGCGTCCACCACAACTCCGGCGTGATCTACGAAAGACCGCCCGCGCGGATCGGTGCGGAGGCCTACGACTGCCCCAGGAAGGGGGGTGTCCAGTCTCTCCCAATCACCGCGGGCAAGTTGCTGCTCGAAAATAAGGTGGCAATCCTCACGCCGAGCATGCGACTGCCCTGCCACAATATCCGGCACAGGCTGCCCGTACACGGCGCAAAGAGCCATCACCAGACCCCAGCAATCGTACAACGGGGCGCGCAGCACGGGGCACACCTCGCCCCGCCCCCGACGCTTGTACTGGCCGGTGAGCACGTGACACAGCACAGTGTGATCAAGCGTCATAGAGCGCACCTCCGCCAAGGAACGGGAATCCTCCGAACCTTTCAATGCGGCCAGGGTCAAGCGTTTCCGTGATGGTCTTGCAGTTGGCCAGAGTATGGCGACAAGTGGCCACATGCGGGCACTGCGTTGTTGTCTGCCAACGGCAGTAGTCGCGCATCAGAATAGAGCGCGGCACCTGTCGGTCGAAGGTTGACGGCACGCCCAAGGTGATGCGCACGTGTGTACCAGGAGCGGGGATGGAGATGGCCCGGTCAATGAACGTCATGGCCTTTGTGGGTTCCGGGTCATGCAGTAGACCAGTGTTGACGACGGCCACGGTCACGTCGCAAGGGATGCGCCCGTGTTGCTTGCGCCAGTCTTCAAGCTCTTCCACGTATTTTTGGGGTATACCGTTGGTGTTGAAGATGGTCAGGGTAAGCGAGCCAGCACGGGCACCCTCGCCTTCTTTCCATACCTCGTGGGTGAAATTCATGGCCTGCCAAAGCTTGATGGCGTCATCACCGATGATGGCCCGTGTAGAACCGATGAAATCGGGCCCGGCAAGCAGGCGGTAAGTGGCGGCAGGCTGCGCCAGCAACTGGTCTTCCTGTCGCTCTACGATGGTGGAGACCGTGAACCAGTCCGGGGCCATCTCCGTACCGTCATTACGCTGCAGCAACACTGTGCCCGTCCAACCTGAAGGGGCACCGTCACCCACGGAGAACGTCAACGCACCATCCGCTGACAGTGTGTATATGGCGGCGTCGCCAGGGGATGCCAGCGTCTCTACGGAAGCCCCTGCCAGCGGCCAGACCCATGATTGTGAGTCTCGCGCGGCACGGATGAATCGACCGTTGGGCAACGCCACTTCAAGAAAGATGAGGTACGGGTTGCCTCCATGGCGCTTATTGCGTTCTTTGATCTGTGCAAGCGTAGCCATCACACCACCCGCCGGATGGGCTGGACCGTGCAGGTGACGGCGATAGTGCGCCACTTGGCCCCCTGCTCTGAAAACGTGATGGGGTCTGACCTGAAGCGGCACACCCACGTCTGCCCATTTCGCGGGTGCGTGTACATCCATTCTGACGCCCGCTGTGCCTCATGAAACGCCGTCAACATGTCGTATTCCGCGAAAGGCATAGTCGCCCACTCCATCTTCCACGGCTGCTGACGTGGAGTGGAGAACACCGGTCTTGCGGCGTCATCGCCGGTGTCCATGGTGGCCTCGTCCAACGGGTCGAACACACCGCCTACGATGGATGATGGAGGACGAATTCCGGTAGGGAAGGTATCCATGCTAGCCCCGCATGTTCTGGAAGGTTTCAGTGATGCCGGAATTGTTGTTGGACAGCCCGCTCAACAGCATTTTGCAGACGTACGTCTCTCCGTCGAAGGTCATGGATTGCTGGGACGCCTTGAGCGGTGCCCCGGACTGATTCACGAGTTCCACCTTCAGGCTGACTCCAAGCGCGTGCCCTCCACCATCATGTTGGGCTGCACCGGTCGACATGTAGGCAACTTTTGGGATGATGGCCCCTGAGAGTCCGGGGACAAAGACTTCGGGACGCTTTTCACCCACAAGGTATGCACGACCAGCCTCGACCGGGCCTCCGGCTGCACGTACTCCGGCAATGCCTGGAACTCTGTCGGCGTAGCTCCCCCACGCGCCGGATGCCGTCCCACCCGTGCCCCCGCCAGCACTAAAAAAGGAGGATAACGCGCCCTCAAGCCACCCCGCAGCAGATCCAGCCGCAGCGTTGATGCGCATCTGCAAAAGCGATGTCAGCATGTTATTGAGCATGTTGTTCCAGTTCACGGTCATACCGTCCGTGGTCACCTGAAACGCACTGGCGATTCCCCCGAAGGTGCTGGTGGTGAAGTTCTCCCACTGTCTGGCAGAGTTGGTGTTCTCCTCGTAGAAATTCGTCAGCCCTCTGCTGATACCGCTCCATGCGTCGGTGGCGATTTCAAGTTCACGCCGGGCCTTCCAGCGAGCAAGATCCACTTCGGCTACGCCAGCAGCACGATAGTTCTCCACCTGCTTGTCGAGTGCATGCTTCTGCAACGCGAGGTCATTCGTGTACATGGAGGCCAGTTGAGACAGGAACGATTCCACTACGGCCTTGTCTTGTTCGGCCTTCTGGCGGCGGGCTTCGTCTTGGGACAATTCGCGGCGTTGGGCTGCGGTGCGTTCCTCCACGCCGTTCAGGATGTCCTTGGTGTACTGGCGGTCGGCAGCAGACAGGGCCATGAGCAAAGAAAGCTTCTGCTGGTCAACGGTACCGTCACTGCGGGTTGCGGACTCCATGGCCTTGGCCCTGTCGCGCAGGGCATCGGATTGCTCCTCCACCGCGCGGGTGGCCCTGTCTACTTCGGCGGGGGTATAACCGAGATGCTTGTTGGCGTAGGCGATGACATCGGCGAATTGCTTTACCTTGGGGTGCGCCGCGCCCATCTTTTCTGCATGATCTTCAAGCTGCTTGTTCAACGCGGCCAAGCGCGAGGCAGAGCCGTCGCCAGTGTCCGTCATGCGTGCAAGATCAGCAGTTATCTGCTGCAAGGCGTTACGCAGGCGTTCGGCATTCTGCTCTGCCTCGCGCTCGGCCTTTTCCTGCGCTTTGGCCTCTGCTTCCCAACGTGTATCCTCGGCCTTGCGTGCGCGGGACGCCGCTTCGCTCATGCCCTTGTCACGCGGGTTCAGCCACCGCTCTTCCATGGATCCTGGTGCGCCAACGTTCTGCGCCTCTCTCGCAGCTACGGCTTCGCGGTACTGCCGCTCAAGCTCGGCGATACGACGGTCTATCTCTTTCTTGTCAGACGTGTAGAAACGGAAGGCCTTGGCCGTTTCCAGTTCTGAAATGCGGGAACGCAGGCCCTCAGGAGTCTGGAGCCAGTCATAATGCTCCGTGGCAGACTTGGCGCTCATGCCCAAGGCTGTCTTTGCAACGGGAACCTCGCCGCGCAGGGTCATCCAGATAAGTTGGAATTCGCGGACGATGCCCAGCATCTCCTGCAAGTCGTCGCGTAGCCCCTTGACCACCCAGTTGGCAGCCTCCGTTGCAGCGATGGATTGCAGGAAGGCGTCCCATGCATTTCCAAGACGCGCCACGTTCTGGGTAAGGTTGTCCGTCACCTTGGATAGGTCTCCACCGAACTTCTTTTCCAGAAGCTCTGCCACCTTCAGCAGCGTATTGAGACCTACCTCGCCTCTCTCCAGCATCTTGTCCAATTGCTGCTCGGAGACGCCCAACGCTTCGGCGAATAGCTGCACGGCACCAGGCAACTGCTCTGCAAGTTGCTGGCGAAGCTCTTCAGCACTGATTTTGCCTTTGGATACCATTTGAGTGATGGCACGATAGACCATACTCATACCCTGTGAATCTAGGCCAAGCACGGCACCGTACCCGCCGAACGATGACAGTATTTTTTGCCCTTGCCCTCGCAGCGTGGATTGGGCGACGGCGGCGTCGAACTTTTTGGCTTGGTCAGCAAGCTCAAGGTAAGAAACGCCTAGCCTGTCGGCCTCGTCGCGGATCTCCTTCATGCGAGCTGCGGCGATGTTGGCACTGCCGTATATGACGGTGAAGGCCTTTTCCGTCCGGCGTAGCGTGTCGTCCACCCGCAGAGCCGATGCCTCCAACGACAGGAAACCGGCAGTCAACGCGGTGATAGGGTTGGCCAGCGCCATGAGCCCTGAGCCGAAGCCCGTCATGGAGGCCATGCCTCCAATGGACTGTGCCGTCTGGCCCAGCCCGGCCATCTCCATGCCGATGCGGCGGATGACCGGGCTGGCCTGATCGTTGGCAGATATGGTGATGCGGGTAGAAGGATTGGCCATCTATCTGCCTTGTCCTTGAGTTTCTCGGTCCTTTTCGCGACGAATCTCGTCGTCTTCCAACGTGGCCCGTTCAAGGGCCCGCAACTTGGGCCATGTATGCGCGTCAGGCTCGAATCCAAGGTGTTCTGCGATGGCGAACACCGCAGGCCAGTCCAGTGCGAAGCGTCCACCAAAACCCACTCGCCATTGCCCACAGACCTCCTGCCACAGGGCGAATGTCGGGCGGTTCTCCGGCATCAGGCGTGGGCATCTCTCCGTGCAACGGCTACAACGCGGTTTTCCGCGCCGCCTGCCTTCAGACGCCCCCCGTGCAGAAGCTAACTCTGCGCAGGTTCGGCAGTAGGCGATTCGGTCTGAGTCGGTGTGCCATCGCCACACCCGAACAAGTTTTTTATCTCTTTCTCCGGCGTGTTCAGGCTGTACAGGTACGTGGCGTCGATGAGCGTGACCGCATCCCTGTTGGGCATGGTGGCAAGGCCCATGTCCGGGTACATGGCAGCCACCATGCTTTCGCGCGTGGAGATGAATTCGTCGTCGGTCAATCTGGAAAGGGCGTCGGCGCGTTCCTGATCTGTTCCCGACAACGAGGCACGGGCCAGCGCGACCCGTTCACGCTCCAGGCGCAGCAGTTCCTTCACCTGCGCCCGCGTGAGCGAACGCAGCATGACCTTTTGTTCAGTGCACGGCAGAGTGATGTGCATGACTAGACCCCCGTGGGGTAACCAGATGTGGAGTTGACGAGGGTGACAACCACAACGCTGTTGGCTGCATCGGCCCTGTGGTAGGATTGAAACGGAAGTTCCAGCTTGATGCCCTGCGGGCCTTCGATGGCCGGGGTGTTGCGTGCGAACTGAAGTTCAGCAAGCATCACCGTCAGGCTCTTGGTACCCTTGGTCCACTTGAGTTCCAGACTGGTTTCCGTTCCATCCATGGCCATGTCCATGTACGTGCGATTCTTGAACAGGGTGGTCATGGTGCCGGAAACCCCCACGATGCCTTCCGGGAGGTCGCCACGCACACCTCCTGAACCAAGGCAGAAGTTATCCTCCCCCGTGTCCAGTTGGTTGTTGATCTGCAACGAGACGGAAGGGGATTCGGCCACCACGGTTCCGCCAACCTTTAGCGCAGCCATGAAGTTGGAGAATCTGTCGAAGGACGGGGTTACGGGTGTTGCGTCCAGAGGCGCAGATTCCAGCGTTTCGTTGGCTCCCTCGCACGACAGCGAAACTGTGGCCTCTCCGCTACCACCTGCCGTAAATGACATGCTGTTGATCTTCACCCCGTCACAACGGGGGTACACCACAGGCGTGAGGGCCAGCTTCTTTTCCACTGCAAACGATGGCTGGCCATCAGGCACCTTGAACACATGGCTATACGGAGCGCTGGCCCCGGTGGTCACCGGCGAGCCAAAGCAGGCTGCCAGCCACCATCCGAAGGCTTCAGCGTCCAGAGGCACCACGATGTCACCGTTGACAGTGGTGAAGCCGTCGAAAGGCTCCACCGGGTTGCGCGAATTGAAGATGGTGGCCGGGGTGTTCTTTTCACGGCTGGATTTCAGACCGTTGGTGTTGAACGGCAGCAGAATGCCCGCCGGGGTGCTCGGCTGCGTACGATAAGCAGACTCGAACCCGATCATGAGGGTGGACTGGTAGCCACGCGCCTGTTTCGTCATTGTCGTTCCTCCGTTGGTTTGCGGCGTCTACCGCCAGCCGTTGTCTCCGAGGCCCATGGCGGTCTCCTCGGACAGGGAAAGAGTCACGTCGCGCTGCACGTAGCCGCCCTTACCTGGCAAGGTGATGCCCTCTCCAGTATGAGGCGGCTGGGCAGATGTGTGCAGGATGGACAGCACACGGGGGCAGAATTCATTGTCCATGAGTTGCAGGGCTGGTTCGGTGACCAACATGCCGGAGGTTTCCGGCTTGCGGTCTGGTGCGCAGATGCCCATGGACAGCCACACCCCCCATTCCTGAAATTCGGATTCTGGCCCGCGTGCATCTCCAAGGGGGTGCATCTGTACATAGGGTGCGTCATCGCGCCCGGGTCTGCGGGATTCATCCAGCCCCACGAAGATCTTCACAGGGGAACCGAATGTCGCTGTGCACCATGCATGAAAGTCATTTGCCGCCACGATGGACTGGGCCCAGATGTCCACGAGTTCGTAACCTGTCATGTACGTGCTCCCATACCTGCGAAGGCTCCAGCGCCAACGCCGCGTAGGCTGTCCGCAGCCTTGGCCTTGTTGCTACGGGTTTCATGCAACCACCGTTCGGATGCGGCGAGATAACGCCCCACGCGATTCTCCATGTGCGCATGCAACTCGAAGGCGTGGGCGCGTAGCGAAGGTTCCATCAGCGGGCGGGCTGGCATGTCCATGCTGCGTTTGCGCGGCCACCAACCCATCACGCCCTTGAACAGGCCAGCCATCTTGCGGGTGACCGGGGTGCGCGTACCGCGTTGCAGCATGTAGCCGTAACGCTGCGCTGCGGCAGACAGCCAGCCGATGTCCACCTGCATGCGCGGGAAATCGTATCGGTAGTAGCCGATGGCACGGGAAAGGCCGCCAAAGAACTTGGTGCGCTTGCGGGCGCGCTTTGTGCCGCGCTTGGCCTTGTCGAGACGTCCGGACTTCTGCACGGCAGACAGGTCCGGCCAGTTCGTTCCGGGCGGGCCGCCGGCGGCGATGTCCTCGCGCAAGAACTTCTGCATGGCGTACCCGGCAGACGACAGGGCCTTGTGCACCTCTCTAGGCAGCAAGGCTGCCAGATGCGACAGCCACGGTCCCGCATCTCCCTGCACGGCTGCTGACAAGATGGAAACACTGTCTGACAGGAATGGGTCCTTGCGCCAGCGGGTGCGGCTGTTGCCTTTCGCGTCCGTGTATATCTGCGGGGTGAGGATGTAGCGAACCTGACCAGCCATTACGATCTCCCCCAGTTGCGCCCACGCGACCGTTCAGCCGTTACGCAGTGCAACGTGTACAGGGCAGGTGCGCCGAGCAGGCCCGAAAGCGTAACCATGCGCACCTGCCATTCCATGCCCGCGAATGAGACGAGAGAACCTGACGCCGGTTCCTCAGTCAGCAACGAGGCCTCTACGCGTACTATGGCGTAGCGGCCTCGCTCGTCAGCGTATTCCGCCACGTCGGAAGGCAGGCGGCATACGCCGCGGTCACGGACCCATGCGTCCACTGGTTCGAGCGCACTAACGCCAGACCCCACGACGACAGGGGTTGGGCCCATGTCGCGCAGTACACTGCGGTGATCTGCTATGAGCATGGCGCTCAGGTCCATAGTGTCTATTTCCCGTTCCCGTAACTTTCAGGGTTCTTCACCAGCCCCGCCAACGATTCAATCTTCTCGGCTGTCACCTCTCCCTCGCATCGCTTCACTGCATCGAGGACGGCGGGCACACCGTGGCGCAGGGCCAGTTCCAGTACGACGATGAGAATTTCCTTCATGGCTCTACTTCTCCTCGGTGGTCAGGGCCTGCACCCCAACGCCAACGGTACGTGCAAAGTCCAGCAGTTCAGTCAGACGCAAGGCCATGGCCGTGATGGTGGCCTGAACCTGTTCACGCGCCGATGCCGACCGCTTTTCCTGCGGCAGACGCACGTATTCAGCCAGGCCGATGCGTGCGGCGTGAAACGCGCCGTAGTACACGCGAGCGATGTCCTTGGCCTTGTTCCACTGCCCGTCACTTATAAGCTGCCTGCTGTGGGCATCAGACAAAGCAGACATGGCGGCATCGTAGCTGCTTCCGGCTACCACCAGCGTCTTGTAGGCGCTGGATTCGAAGCTGCTGTCATCGCAACCGCCAAGCATCCCCATCAGGGGAAGAAGCATCAGGAAGGACAGCAGAATGTGGGAACGCTTCATGATCATCTCCTGGGCGTGGAATGCCCGGCTGTGTCGACCTCTGACTACTCCGGCCACTTTCCGCCCAACGCCTTGAGCACCTTCGTGGGGTATTCGGGGTTGCGGAACTCCGTGCGACCTTTCACAGCACCAGCGCCACCATTGTAGGCGGCGCATGCGGCGTCCCAGCCAAGTCCGGCGAACCGGCGGCGCATTGCAGACAGATGAAGACATCCGAATTGTAAACCTGTGGCGGGATCGCACAGGTTTGTAAGATAGGGGCCTCTGTATCCGCGCTCACGGGCCACCTGCCCCATCACCTGCATCAATCCAAAGCTGGTGGCGCGCAAAGTGCGCTCCGTCTGCAAGCTGCAAGGGCTGAAAGCCTTTATGGTGCCGTCGCCCCGAACGTACCTTTCGTAGAACTCTGGCTCATACCGGGTGGCGAAGGTGTCTCCGCTCGATTCCACAATGACTATGGCGCGCACCAGCTGAAATGGCAGTCCATGGTCCATGGCAACTTTCACCATCAACTGTTCGTTGGGACTGAGAATGGTTGGCATGCTACCTCCCGCGTCCTGCCGCGGCGGCAGCGTCCACCACGTCCCGATACGAGACGAGGCGACTACGCAGCCACTCGGGAACAGGCAGGCCGAAGTCTTCAAGGTGTTTGATGCAGGACAGAGCCTCTTGCAGCACCAGCCAGCACATGTAGAACGAGCGGGCCGGGCATGGCAGGTTGATTCCAACGGATGCCAACATGTTTACGAGTGGGCGGAATGTCTCGGACATGGACGCATCGACGATGGAAACGACGAACACCCCGACAGCGTAGAGCAGGAATTTCACGATGCCCTTGCGCATTTTCCTGCCGCTGAGGCGGCATGCGCACCACGCACGACAGAAGCCCAGCAGATAGTCCAATACCATCAGCGTCACCAGCAGCACGGCCAGCGTGCCTACGCCTCCCAACGCTGCTGAAAGCACAGAGAACACGAACGCCCACCAGCCCTTGAAGCCAGCGTGCACACCCAGCGCATCTAAGTATTCGGCTATGGTGCCAAGCAGCGTGTCGTGCATCCGGCGCGTCTCCTTTCGGTTTCAGGGGGTGGGCCGCCGGGCCGGGGGGATCCCGGCGACCCTGAGGCTGGGGAGGGGAGGCAGGTCTGTAACGCTGGACTATGCGTTCAACTTCACACGCACGACGGCTGCATCGCTGGCGACCCCTGCAAAAGCCTTTCCTGCCAGCGTGTTGTCGGTGGGCGTGGTGACGATGGCGCCAGAACCGGCAACGCCACCCACAGGGTTGCCATCGGCGTCCCAGTACACGGCTGCACCCTGAGCGATGGCCCCGGTGGCCTTAGGCACCTCGTACACTTCCTCAATGGCCACGCTGCCACTTTCGCCTGCGGCGATGTACACCAGCGCCACGCCAACCAACGTACCGATGACCACTACCTGACCAGGTTTGATGGCCGTGCCGCCGCTGTTGGTGTAGTTGATGACCTTTCCGGACTGGATATGGTTCAAAGCCATGATGATCTCCTTTTGCGCTTCGGTGATCAGGTCTCGGTGCTGTTACGCACCGGGGTTGAAGTAGAACCCGCGCCAGTTCATGACGCCCGCGCCAAACACGTTGCGTACCTTGTACCGGATGGCGTCCGTCTCGAACTTTTCATCCTCGAACACTTCAGGCTCTTCGCGTCCGTCGAGAAATGCCACTTCGATGGTGTCCACCTGCATGGGGTCACCAACCAGATACCATCCGGTCGTGGAGTCAGCAGACAAGCGGGGTTCGGCGATGGGCTGCAGGCGGCCAGCCCATGGGTTATGCACCCCGGCAGACATGTCGGCCTGAGGCAGAGCGGCGGAACGCAGCAGGATTTCGGTGGAGGTTTCCAGTTCCAGCGGGACAAGGATGGTGCGAGGCTGAATGTCCAGCACCGCGCCCTTGGGGCCCTTGAACTTACGCATGGCCGTGCGGGCCGCAGACAGACTGGATGATGTGGGTGCCGTCTTCGTGGCTCCCGCGCCTTCGATGTTGCCGCGCGAGGCATCGAACAGCGGTTTTCCGTCGTTCATATCCGGGTTGGTGGTGAGCAGGCCATAGATCACGTCGGCCTGCTTTCTCCGCGCAGAGGCCCCCATGAGCTGGGGAAGGCGAGCGAAGGCGCGCAGATCGTCGTTGACGATCATTTCCCACGACAGTCCCATGATCATGCCGTACTTGCCCACGGCGTACGATTCCTGACTGTCGGAAAGGGTGGTTTCCTTGTACTCGCCCAGTTCATTCACCAGCGACACGTCGGGAGCCTCGGAGAGGCTGATGCCGTACATGGTCTTGAAATCGCTTGCGGAGACCACGTTCACCCAAGAGCGCCATGTTGCAGGAGCCTCAGCGTAGGCGGCCTGCAAGCGGCGGTTGGCCACATCCATGAACACGTTGGCGAAGTCGGAGACGCTGGGGGCCATCAGGCGCAGGCTCGGCTGGATGACCATCTTGGCCACTTCGGCGTCGGACAGGCCGCGCACGTTCTTGCCCGCACGCTCAAGGCACAGGCGAGCCATGCCGATCATGGACATGCCGCGGAACTCGCGGCTACCGTCCTGCGGCTTTTCAACCCTGCCGCCCGTACGCTGGTAGATGCCCTCGGCTGCGAGGTTACGGAACTTGTCCGACTCGTCGGCACCCATGTCGAATCCGCCCACGCGGGGGTTGCCTTCCATGGCCTTGTTCAGGGCCAGATCCTTGAACGCGGAAAGGGGTGTGCCCTTCTTCACGTGTTCGTCGCCCAACTCCACGGGCAGATGCAGCTTCCGGCACAGGTCGGTGATGCCGTTGGTGCGCTCGCGCTCTTCAGCCAACGTGGCCATCTTGACAGCGTTCGCGTCGGGTTGGCTGGATGCGCCAAGCGTGACCTGGATGGGCGCGGGGCCCCCGGAAGCGGACAAGATGACGCCGTCGCCGTTGGGCTGCGCATCGCCATCGACGTCATTCTCAAACGAGGCAGACAGGGCCTGGCCACGTTCGCCCATGGCCGCCAGAAACGCCTGAGCCTCGGCTTCGGTGGCGTCCTTCTTCAGGCCCATGCGCACCAGCATCGCACGCAGTTTCTTGTTCATTCTGTCCTCCGTGTGGTTGGCCGCATCGTCGGTCATGACGATGGCGGCGGTATCATCGTCCGCGCCAAGGGAGACAAAGCTGACCTCCCGCACGTCGGACTTGGTCCAGATTTCACAGGGGCCATCCACGGTCTGGCCATTGACCCTGCGGGATTGGCCCTCTTCAATGAAAATCGTTTCCACCGGCCAGATGCCAACGCTCGTCTGCCAGGGGAATCCTTCCTCAGCCAAGCCCAGCACTTCCTGCGCGTCAGCCGTTACGCGGCTGAACCTGCCCATGACATGCAGGCCGTTGGCATCCGTCTTCCACTCGTCGTTGGTTCCGACCACGCGATCACGCGCATGCTCGCGTAGAGCAGGAAATTCCTCTTTCGCGCTGATGCCCTTCAAGTCGATGATGAAGCGCCACCAACCCCAGTCGATGATCTTTCCGGTGTAGGCCAACATCGCAAAACGCCGGGGCTTGTCAGCCGCTTCGGCAATGTCGGCGGAATCGTCTGCGGCGAGGATGGACACGGTGCCGCGCAGGCGCACGAATCCGTCGTCCGCATCAGCCATTTCCGCTTTCCACTGCCCAGCGCAGGTGGACATCGCCTTCACATCGGATGCGCCCGCGCTGCGCTGTTCCTGCACACAACGGCGCAGATAGGACTGCTTGCTCTCGCCTTTCTTCTTTTTGGGCATGGCTACTCCTTGCGGGCGGACCGCGTGTCGTCATCATCATCGGGGATGGCATCATCACCGGGGGGGAGAGCCGCGGGATCGCCGTTGCCGCCGACTTTGTTCCACGGTTGCGGGTTCAGGCTTCGTTCGCGCATGGCTTCGGCCTCTTCAGCCAGCATTTCCAGTACGTCGTCAAAGTCACGTCCGCGTTCGGCGCACAGGCTGTGTCTATCGTCCAGCCCAAGGGCCAGCCGCTTTTCAGCCGATTGCGCGTCCTTGGTGGGGTCTACCCATTCCCAGCCTGGGGTCTGCCAGCGCACGGGGATGGACTGGCCTTCTGCTCCAAGTCCGAACAGGGTGCGCATGTCGCACCACATGCTCCACGCCGGAGACATGAAGCGTCGCACCAAAAATTGCTGTTGCACGCGGTAGCTGCGGCGTTCTTCAAGCACCGCCTGCCGTACGCTAGAATATGATGCGTCGCTGTAGTCGTTGGAGAATGCCTCGGCAGACATGCCGAACACGGTGGAACCGCTGCGCAAAGTCACCTGTGAGTACGGCTCATAGGTTACTCCGGGGCGGTCGTACTGGGCGACTTCGATCTTTCCGCCGTTGGGAATGACATCGATGCGACCGGAGCCGATGAACCGTTCCGCGCTCAGCGTCTTGCCCTCGGTATTCTTGCCCCCAGCGATGGTCCCGATGGTGCCGATGGGATTCCCGTTGAGGTCGTTTCCAGCCCCTTCAGGCGGCAGGGTGACGAACACCCCGAAGGCGGATGCCAGACGGGCGGCGATTTGCTCTGATGTCTGGTATTCAGAGAAGTTGTGCATGGTCATGATGGCCGCTGCCATCCAGCTCACCGGCACGGTCTGGTTGATGCGGGTGCGCCGCATGATTAGCGGTATCCACGCTGAGGGGATGCGCAGGGTTTCGGCCATGCCGGGCAAGATGTCGTCGCCTGGGTTGCAGGGGATGATGTGGCGGGCAACCGGGTGCCCGTCCGCATCGTATTCCGTGCCCCACCGCGCCACGTTGCCGTTGGCAAGGTGACCGTGCGTCTTGCGGTCAAGCTGGTCGTACTCCAGTAGCTCTACACCCAGCGGCACAAGGCCGCGGCGCAACAGCGAGCGGTCAAGAAAGAAGTGGGCCAGGTATCCGCCGTCGGTCCACATGTGGCGGCAGTGCAACTCTTGCAATTCCCAGAGGTTCACGGCGTCAGCCCAGCGGCTGAAATCGTCTTCCACTCGCTGGCTGGCGGCCTTGTCCCGCTTGCCGGTGTTGTCGCGTAGTTGCGCCTGCGGGATGATGCCGGTGTGCACCACGTTATTGCTGATTTTTTCCAGAGCCCCGGCCACGTTAGGGTTGTTGCGCACCAGATCACGCGCGCGGGCCTGCACCAGCCTGCGGTCGCGCATGTTCATGAGGTCAGGATGGATGTCGCGCGGGTTCCAGCGAGCGTTGGGCCCTTTGCGGGTTGCGGCCGCATAGGAGAGCAAAACGGCGCGACCATGGCGGTACTGCAAAGCAGCCTTGGGCGAGAATGCTCCCAACAGGCCACCAACAACGCCAGTCACGGCGTGATGCAGCGCTTCGCCCAGACGCATCAGAACACCACTTGCGCGGTGGAAAAGCCGCCGCCCCCGCGCTGCGTAGCGGCAATCTTGCCTTCCAGTTCGCTGATGGCCTTGCGGATAGTGCCAAGGTCAGCCTTGGTGAACGAGGCCCCGTCAACCTCATAGCTCTGGCTGCCGTCGAGAATGGCGGCCTCTGCGGCGAGATACTTGTCCAAACGGGTTTGCAGTTGGGCGGCTGTCATGAAAACCCCCGCGCGTTGCGGTTGCAGGGTGTATTTTTTTGCGAAGTACACCTTGCAAAACGGCGGGGGGAAGGAAGTCGATACTATTTCTAGTAAATGACTATAAATAGTAACATCTCTATTGACACATGGGTTGAAAATAAATAAGGCGGCACCCGCTTCCGAGGCCGCCATTTTCGTTCATGACACGAAGGCCAATCACACCCCTTGTACGCTCTTGACGATGCTCCCCATTGAACACAAAAGGCACGCGGTATTGACGCACCTGTGATAGCGTACCCGAGCATGTCCATCCTTGCGAGTGTTCGTCACCTTCATGCGTTGGCCGCACAACGGACATGTCGCACCGTTAGGCCCGTACTCTACGCCGTCACGCGCACGCGCAATGGCAACGCTGACCACATCCTGCACTCCCATGGCTATTCTACCTCCCCGGTGTAGGGGTTTTCCTGCGGTTTTGGCAGGGCGGGCGCGTCTTCCTTCGCTCTCGTGGCCTGTGCAAGCTGGGCGAGACTAGGTTTCCATTGCCAATGCACCATGGCGTGGTGGCCCACCAGACAGTCCAAATAGTGGTTGGCACGATGGCGCACCCATTTTTCCTCTCCGCGCACCTTTTCTAGCCGCTCGGAAGCTACCTGCTTCAGGTAGTCGCTGTCTGTCTGTGCGTGGAAGGTCAACGGTTCTTCGGTCCGTCCCTCGTCCACCCGCCAGAAGATCAGTCGCTTGAAGGCGTCGGTGTCCAGCATCTTCAACACGTAGGGGCTGTTCATCTTCCTACCGTTGGGCAGCGTGTCGATGACGGAATCCTTCACGAACACGCCGGGGCTGTGCCTGCTCATGCCCTTGGTTCCGTAAATCACGCCGGTGCGCTGGCCCAACAACCAGTTGTAGGCCTGCATGGGACGGGATACATCCTGCTCGTGCCTGCTGCCGCCGGTATCAAGCGCAGCGCGCCAGATGCCCATGCTTCTGCCAGTCTCCTCATCTACGAGGTAGCGCGACTGGAAGACCACTTCGGCCAGCTCTTCCCAACTCTGGCACCGCCCGTAGTCCACGATGTGCATGCGTTCAGGACCTATGGCATGTGCAGCAACGGACCACAGGAAATAGTCTTTCTGCATGTCCACAGACAGGGTTAGGGCCAGTGCCCATTCAGGAACGACACCTTGCGGAAGAAGCTGATTGATGCAGGCTGCTAGTCGCTTCTCGTCAGTGTCTACCTCGACGAAGCGGTAAGGCTTTGCGCATTCGTTGTTGTCGAACGACTGTTTCTCTTTCGGGCTGCCTTGAGCTGCGAACCACTTGGACAGCACCGTGGACAGTTTGATGAAGGTTGATTCCCACGCACGAAAGTGAAAGGCCACTACGGTAGCTGTTTCCGGGTCACCGTATTCCGGTGTCCATCGCCCATTGCCTACGGCCATGTCTCGTGCAGTGTCCGTCCATTGCGCTTTACAATGCTGGCACTGGTAGCGTGCAAGATTTTCGGACGCGATACGCCCGGCGTCTTTGCTGCCATCCACAGCCACAATGTTCTGATGCTCCATCACCTGGTATTCGTGGCAGACGGGGCAACGCGCCTCATAGCGCATCCACGCCTGGGCGCGCCTCTTGGCGGCTGACCATATGCGTGATTTTTCTTCACTGCCTTCTGGGCGGCATGTGTGGATGATCTTGGACAGTTCGAACATGTGATAGCTGTCGGCACGTTCCATCATGCGGGTGGCCGCCGTATCATCTGCGAATGCATCCTCCTCATCCAGATAGATGACAGGCATTGATATGGACCGCATGCTGGAATCAGACCCCGACCACATGGATAGCAGGCTGGCATCTCCCTTCAGGGCCACGTCGAAGTTGTTCAGGCTCTCCTCGCCCCGTAGCAGCATGGAACGCAGGGCTGGCATGGCGCGAAAGTATGGGTGAATGGTCTTGGTAAAGAAACGTCGCACCGAATCCATATCCGGCCTGCCGAACCCAACATTATCCATACGGCGCACCAGTTCGGCGAATATCCACGCCATGACAGTTGTAGTCTTGGTGGCCTGTGAACTCGCGATGTAGAAAACTTCGCGCACATGGGGGCGGTCCAGCGTGTCAAGTATGCCTCGTGCCTGCGGCGAGGCGTGCGGCGACCATAGCTGCCCTTTGTACCGCCCAGCTACGATGCGCATGTTCCGGCATGCCCATTCGTAGGACGACACGCGCAGCGGGGCACGGAATACCTCGCGTTCAGACTGGGTGAATATCACCGGTGGGGCAACGGTCACGTCAGATGTGGTGGAATCAAACATCGGACACCTCCACCTCGCTGTGCTCCATGAATTTTTCATATGCGTTGCGCATTTCGTCAGTCCACCATGCGTCCGTGGCATAGGCATCAAGAAACCCCTCTATGTGCCGCTGCCAACGCCTGGTGAATACCGGAGCTCGCGAGAGGGCGAAGTCCACGATGATGCGCACAGCATCCCCATCTGGAGTATCCGGAAGCCCAAGGCGACGGGCCAGTTCGGCGGCATGCTTTCCGTCCGCCCCGAAGATGCTGGCCGTCTGAGTGGCCGCATCACTTCCGAACTTCTCCAGACCTAAGCGAAAGGCTCTGGCACGAGCTGCCAGTTCCGCCTCGACGGTCACAGTCTCAGTGTAGCGCCCCATCTCGCGAGCGAAGTTGAACCGCGCCCGCATGGCACCGATCTCTTTCAACTCGGCATCGGCACTCGTGCGGCGTTCGGCTGCGCCTTCTGCGGCTACGCCTCGTGGAGCATCTGACACGGGGGACGGGTCAACATCGCGCCGGGCAATGTTGGCCTTGGCGTATGCCAGCGCTGCCGCGTGGGTGTAGCCACCTCCTCGGCGGGGCTTGAGTGCGCCGCGGGCAATGTCGTCACGCACCTTGCCGTACGAAACACGGAAGCCCTGAGCCACCAAGAACTCTTTCACCTGATTGGTTGATTGCAGGATGTCGGCTTCTTTGCTCACGCCAGTTCCCCGCTGTCCAAACGTTCGCGCAGTCTGGCTATTTCTCCGGCGCGCACTATGTAGAAGGAACGAAGCAATTCGAGGTCTCCAGCCTCGTGCAGGCCTTCAGGTACGCTCAAAATGCACAACACTTGATCGAGCATGATGGATACGTCCGCCACCTCTTTCAGCAACGCATACCGTGAACCACGTCGGCCGCGTATGAAATGACGGATGGCCACGGCCAGTTCGCACAGTTCTTCCACTGCCTGATTCAGCTGGTTCTCGCGGCCCATTGTTTGCGCGAGGTTGGCGTAGAGTTTACGATGTTCAAGAGAAATCATGCCGCAACCTCCTGTTTTTTCGCCACATCGCGCAGCAATTGAACCAATTCGGGCTGCATTTCCAGCATGCCTGCAACGAAATCCAGTTCGATAGACTGGGGCTTTGCTCCAGGGCGGTGCACAGGCTGCACCACATCACCCTGTACGCGCACCTGAACGTGTTCGGATGCAATGATGAGCATGTCGCGGTATGTGGCACGGGCCTGTCCATCGGGGATGTCCGTCAGTGGGGGCCACTCCACGAGTACGGATGCCGGCGCTGCAGGACACGGCTCCACATCATCATGGGCCTCATCCACCGCCTCTTGCTCATCCAGTGCATTGCCGCGCTGTTCTTCGGTGCGGCGATCCCACTTTTCCGCATAGCGCAGGCATGATTCCTCCATCCATGATGGCAGGCCGCGTCGAAGCCACTCCCATACATCAAGGCCCGCACTCGGCAGGTCTCCCACGTCCTTGCCGATGACAGCGGGCACCAGCCAGCGGATGGAATGAGGATAGGCCACGTTCCAGCGGAACTTCTCCATCTCGGTGGCGAAGCCCCAACTGGCACGTGCTCCGGCATGGTCATTGTCGAGAGCGTTCACCACGCACTCGCAGCGCGACAGGATGTCGTGGGCGAACGGGTCAGGAGCGAGGGAGGCGTTGCCTGTGCCCATGGCTCCGAAGCCGTAGCGACGCAATTCTTGCCAACACAGGATGGCATCGCGCTCTGTCTCCACCACGATCCAGAACGGGCTGTCCGGTCGGCCCCATATTCCGTATGAGGCGTCACCACCTTCAATGGCCCTGTAGCGCAATTCCCCTTCCTGCGGCTTGTCCGCACGAATCTTGATGCGCCTGATCACCCCTCCGGAGTAGCAGGGGAACACTAGTCCAACAGGGGCATACATCTTTTTCGGAGTGCCATCTTTCTTCTGCATGGGGGGGAGTCCCCAGTTCTGGTAGTGATAGAAACGCCGCTCATCGACCCATCCAATGCGGCATTTTTCCGCTGTGGCGCGAGTGATGCCCCAACGAGCGAGTTGATCCAGCGCGTAGGGGGTGGATAAAAGGGTTGCTGCTCGTTTCGCCACAAAACGTTCGGCACGCTGGATCCAGCTTTCCTGCACCTGTGTTTTTTGCTTCGGTGCCCAGTCCACTGGTTTACGGGGGGCAGGAGACTTACGTGGTGCTCCACCCTTTCCCAATAATATGTTAGGCGCGAACCTTTCGCAGAACTCTTTGAATCCATCAGGATCATTCTCGTCTCGATTGTTGACCAAATTGAAGATGCCAATGAGGTCGGTATGGCCCTGACAACTAAAGCAGTACCCACAATCGTCTTCAGGGTTGTAATAAAACCTGTAATCTGAAGTCGTATTCTCGGCATGCATGGGACAGCGCGCCCCGTAGCCTGCATTGCCTGATGAATGCGGCGCCATGTCCGTAAGCAGACTGCGAGCTATGGACTCACACTGCCCCGACGAAAGATGTTTGCCTGCGTATCCCATGGTGCCTCCTAATTCTCTCCGTCTTCGCTCGCTCCGCTGGTTGCGAACTTGGCTTTGAACGGCAACACCCTTAGCCGTTTCTGGAACGCACGGTCGGCGTCATTGATGGTGGGGATGAAGTTGGTTTGCATGGCCAGCTTGCACTTGAGCTCGAAGCTAGACGAAAGTTTTTTCCCTACGTATCCCATGGTGCCCTCCTAACTCGCGTCTTCGTCGATCTTCAGCCACGTGTCGCGCGGGCACAGGCCGTGATACCAGTACACACCATTGGTCTTGCGTCGCTCAAACTCGCGTTGCAGCATCAGTGCGCCGAAGGCTTTGTGGTTCAGAACGTGTTTCTCCTGCATGTCCTTCTCCTTCATGCACCAGTTGCGGAAGGCCCGGTGCAGGTCCTTGGCCTGTACCTTTACGTCTTCACGGATGTCGCAGCAGAACCCAATGAACTCGCCGATCAGGTCCTGATCCTCGATGACGTCTTTGGTCAGTTCCGCCACCACGCGGGGCGGAGTCAGATCCTGGTCGCGCAGGTACTGGCGGGCGTAGCGCACCAGCCACGCAAGGATTTCCGGTCCGTACTGGTCCATGGATTTTGCAAGCAGGCCGGGAACGGCCTTGTAGATGCAGCGAGACTCATCAACGAGGGCGGGGTCCGTCACGAACTGGGCTTTGAACGGCAACACCCGTAGCCGCTTCTGGAACGCGCGGTCGGCGTCCTTGATGTTCGGTATGAAGTTGGTGTGCATGCACAGCTTGCACTTGGGCTTGAACGGCAGGGCGTCTGCGTACAGGCCGCGCTCGTTGATTTCGTCGCCGCCCGTGATGGCCTTGATCATTTCCAGCGCGAACGATGCACTACGCTTCGGCTCACTGGCCACGGCCAGCCGAGGGCCGTTCAGGGCCATCAATTCGGGGTTCGGGCCGCTGCCCTTCTGTCCGTCTTCCAGCAACACGTTGACCTTGATCGACCTCGCATATTCGCCAAGGGCGGTCGTGATGGCCGCCATGGTGGCCGACTTGGCGTTGTCCGCCGTTGGCCCCCACAGGCAGTACATTTCCTTCTTGTCCATGAGGCCTGTGGCGCTGTAGCCCATCACTCGCCCGAAGTAATCAATCAGCGCCATGTCACCGCACATCACCTTGTACAGGTGCTCTTCCCACCGGGCGGTGCAAGTAGACAGGCCCCGGTACTCGAATGCAGTGCACCTGGTGATCATCTGCGACGGTCTGGCGCGCATCAGGCGTCCCGTTTCGAGGTCCACGATGCCATTGGGAAATGCTAGAACGACAGGGTTGGCGTCCCACTCCGCGCCGGTGGTGGACAGCGCACGGCATCCGTTGGCGGCCACAGACAGCACTTCCGAGGCTCGCGATCTGGTCCGCAGCCCAGAGGCGCGACGCTCGAAGGCGTCAACAAGCGTTGAATTGTATTTCCGAAGCAAACTGGCCTTTGCTTCCTGCGCCTTGGCGATATCCTCTTCACTGGCTTCGGACGCTTCCATTCTCTTGCGCACCTCAATGCAGGCCAGCTCGATTTTGTCCTGACCTTCCTGAATCTGTTCAAGAGCCGCGCTGTCGTACCAGTTGGCCACACCCATGACGCCCACGGCATCGCCCATCACGTCGCGCTGTACGTCAGGCTTCCAGCAAATGCCGTCGTACTTCATCCAGTCGCCTTTACCTTCCTTGCCACGCGAGAAATCGTAGATGAATAAACCCTCCGCACGTAGGCGGAACAATTCTGCATCTCCCAACTGGTTACGCTTGCGCTTCTCGTGCATGGTGAACAGATCTGGCCTCTCCGCAGGTAGCCTTTCAGGGTGCATGGCTACCCAAGGGGTCAGCTGAGGTGGGGCATCGATGTGATCTGGATTGTATGTGTTCCCGCCGTCGTGGGCGTCCTTCCCGCGCACACAATCCCAGACCCACTGGCGTTCAGTGGCGATGTCGTAGCGGGCCATGCCAGCTAAAGCGTCATAGTCTGGTATGCCATCTTCGGTGCGCGGAATTGCACCCTTATGACGTGGGGGAAACTGAGGCGGCTCAAACCGTGGGCGCGCAGGCTTAACAGGCTTGGTGCCGGATGCTTCGGGCATAGGGTCCATAGCATCACACGCATCATCCGAATCAGGCATGGAAAGATCATCGGCGTATGCATCGACAGGGGGCGTATCAAAAGACGGCATGTCGTCGGCGTCACCCATCATGTCAATCGGGCGAACCAACATCCAACCTTCCCATGATAGCACGTCAAACGGCGCGCCAGGGCACATACCAGAGGCCAACCTACGGCGCAGGACGGCAAGAAACTCTCGGCGGACGTCGGGTAGCTTGTGTTCCACCACGACTACGTCACCGCTGGCGGCTGGTCTGGCTGAGCGCTTGGAGGCGGCTTTGGCCCCCGTGCCCTTTGAGGTGGTAGGCTTAGTCATGCCGCCACTCCGTATGGGTAGAGTGACGGGTTGATTTTAAGCTGCGGCAGAGGGCAAGTTAGGCAGGGATCAGCGTCCGTGTCCCTTTCGGAATGTGTAACAATTTTCGGCAGATTGCGCTTCTTTGCGCGGCTAGTCTTTCGCCTCCGGAGCCAAAGGCCGCAAGTTCGAATCTTGCATTGCCCACCAAGTAAAATCAATACGTTGCCGGACACTTCGAACCATTCGAGCGGCGACGGGTAGAGTTCAGGGTATATTTCATTGCGGCAAATCGCGGTGAAATATACCCTGAACTCGTTATGGGCGCAAAGTTTGAGAAAACAAAATACCCAGGCGTGTACTCCCGCCTCCTGTCCCGACGTATAAACGGGGTGCAGGACCGTGCGTATGCCATCTGGTACAAAGACAGTGATGGCAAGCCGCGCTACCAGACTGTTGGCAAACACTCCGAGGGCATGCGCCCGCAAATCGCCAACCGTAAGCGTGACGAGTTGCTGCGCGAGATGCATGAAGCTAATAATGCCCCCGACCCTAGCCCGGCCTGTACGGTCGGCATGGCGATCGAGGTTTACGAGCGCTACGCTCGCGCAGAGGGCATGTACATCGACGCGGAAATGAGCTCCTACAACACCCACTTGCGCGAGACGTTCCACCACATCCCCATTCAGGCCGTGACCGTTGATATGCTCTCGATAGCCAAGCTGGCCATGCAGGATGCCGGGCTTGCAGAGCAGACAATCCGGCATCGGTTTTCGCACCTTCGACGCGCCATCAACCATGCACTGGAGACGAAAGTCTATGCAGGGGTCAATCCGCTGGCCACGCGACGCGGTAGCGCATTCCGCCTGCCGCGCCCGCAGAATGCCCGCGTGCGCTACTTTACCCCAGATGAAGCGGCGAGGCTCTTGCAAGACTTGAAGCTCCGCTCCGCACAGCTGTACGCGATGGCCGCGCTTTCCCTTCGCACGGGGATGCGCCTGACGGAGATATTTGGCATCTACGGAGCCGACGTCATACCTCTGTCCGGTGTGATCTGGGTGACAAGCAAAGGCGGAAAGCGCCAGCCAGTTCATGCAGATGCTGCTGTGTTCGACCTTTTGGCTCCGCACATGCGTGGCCCACAGCATCTCCTCTTCCCCTCGCGAACAGGAGGACGACGCAAGGGGATTGGAAGTGCGTTCCCGCGCGCCATCGACCATCTCGGCCTCAACGACGGCGTACAGGAGAGCATTCACCGGGTCAGCTTTCATACCTTCCGCCATACCTTTGCAAGCTGGTTGGCCCAGTCCGGCAAGGTCACCCTGCTTGAGCTCAAGGAGTTGCTGCGCCACGAGTCCGTCGAGATGACCACTCGCTACGCGCACCTCATCCCCGGTCATCAGGCAGACAGCCTGTCCATCGTGTCCGACTTGCTGGATCACGCCCTACCCCCACGCTCTTGAGCTTCATGCACTGGGGCACCATGCGTAGTTACACGGTGCTCCCTGCGCCATGCCTCTACATCTCCAAGCAGATAGCGGATACTGCCACCAAATTCATGGAACGCTGGGCCTGTCCCCTTGGCACGCATGCCCTCCAACGTGCGCTTTGATACGCCAAGGCGACGCGCAACAGCATCGGTATCAAGCATGTCGGCCAGCGTTTCAGTGGTGGATACTTGGTTCGTCTGTCCATCTCTGACCTCAATGCGGGCTTCGACCAGGCCGATGCATGGGTGATCTGACAAGGCAGCCTGAACAGCGCGCAGAACATCACGCACTGCCTCTGCCCTGCGCCCAGGGCCGACCTCGAATACACGGCGCTGTCGGCCCGCTTCAAGGATGAGGCCGTTTTCAACGGGATGGATGATGATGGTCACGGGGGGGGTGATGTCAGTCAATGGGTCTAACTTCCCGGCGGTATGCATGATGCTTTTCCCGTTGTTTTACAGGGTGAGCTGATACGGCTCTGATTTCTTTCGGTACATGAACAAGGCCGCGGGCAATTCGGAGTGAACCGAAATCATGTCGCAGCGGTTGCAACGAATTTCCCACTGTGAACGGAACACATGCAAGGTCGCCTGCATGCGCCCTCCGCATGGGCAATGCATGTCGGGTATGGAACGCAGACCATGACGCCGAAGGGCTTCGGCTAGGATGGTGTGATCACGCATTGCACACCTCCAGAAGCGGCAGAGGCTCAAGCCGCTCGGACTTGTACGGTTTGATCGTTGCGATACGGGTCTCGGCGAGGGCTATGTATTCCGGGTTGATCTCGCAGCCCACGAAACGACGCCCCAAGCACAGCGCAGCGACGGCAGTCGTCCCGCTGCCCGTGAACGGGTCGAGAACGACGCCACCCTCCGGGCAGCCCGCCAATATGCTCGGCTCGACAAGCTCTTGCGGGTAGGTCGCGAAGTGCGCGTCCTTGTACCCGCGTGTCGCCACCGTCCACACGCTGCGCCTGTTACGGGTCGTGATGTCCCATGCAGATTCAAGGCGGTCGCCTCGATGGGTCCCGTAAAGCTGACCTGGTATCACTTGTCCGCGTTTGCTTTCGGGCCGACGAAACGAATCTCGCCGCCCGCGTCGATTGCCCACTACGGTGCGCTTGCCGCCCGCCGAATTGATGAACGTGCTGTTGTTGACGTATGCGCCGCCGCGAAACGTGTTGGCGTCGCCCTTGCCCGTCAGGTTGGCAGGCTCTTTGATGGACTCATGGTCGTAGTAGTACCGTGGCGCCTTCGCGAGCAGGAAAATATACTCGTGCGCTTTGGTGCACCTGTCGCGGACGCTCTCCGGCATCGCGTTGGGCTTGTGCCAGATGATGTCTTGGCGCAGATACCACCCATCCTCCTGCAGGGCGAACGCCACACGCCATGGGATGCCCATCAGGTCCTTGGGCTTGAGGCCCGCTGGCACCTTGTCAACCTTGCATTGCGGGTCTGCATGGTCAGGGACGTAGATAGCCTTTTGGGCGTCCTTGTTGGCCCATGCACCCTTGCCGCTGCCCGCGTAGCTGTCCCCGATGTTGAGCCAGAGCGTGCCGTCATCCCGCAAGACACGTCGCACCTCGCCGAAGATAGACACCAGTCTGTCCACGTACTGCTCGGGCGAGTCTTCAAGGACTAGCTGGCCCTCCACGCCGTAGTCTCGCAGCGCATAGTAGGGCGGCGACGTCACACAGCAGTTGACGGAGCCATCCGGCATCTTGCGGAGAGTGTCGAGGCAATCGCCAAGGTGGATGTTGCATTGCTCAAGCATTGCACACCTCCAGCAGCGGCATGGCGACCACCGGCGCATCGTGGCGCACAGGTCGGTAGTTGGACCTCACCAGTGCGGCGGCCATGTCGGGGCACACGCTGTTGCCTATCATGGCGACCTGCGCCTTTTTGGTGACTGGTTTGCCATCCACCGTGTCGAGCGTGTAGGCGTCTGGAAAGCCTTGCGCCCGCGCAAGCTCGCGCGGCGTCAGCATCCGGAGGCCGACGTCGACGATGGCGTACCGCTGCCCGCCGATGGTGACGACAGGCTCGACGCCGGGGGTGTACTCGTCCAGCAGGGCGCGGACGAGCGCGAACCGGTCGCGGGTCGTCGTGGTGCGGACGGGGGCCGTGACGGGCTGTCCGTCGCCCTCTGCGCCGTAGTAGGCCGCGAAGCATCCCGTGACGAGTTCGAGCTTGTCACGCTGCGTAACAGTCGCGAGAGGTGCTCTTGCGTCCACGCATCCGCCCGTACCGTAGTCCTTGGCGATAGTCGCAGCGAGGAGCGCGTGATGCGTCCCGCGTGCGCTGACCGTATGGAGCGGCTCGTCGGCCCCGTGACCGACGTTGTCACCCCGCATCTTGCAGACCGCGACGGCGCGGTGATTGTCAGTCAGCACCGTGCCCAACGGCGCGTCGACCGCTGCCGGTCTGCCTCCGTAGCTGGGGCCGCCGGCCCCGACCACCACCGCCGACATGAGCGAGTGATGGTCAACGCAGGTCACCGTGCCGAGGGGCTGCTCAATCCCGTGACCAACCACACCCTTGTAGTGTTTGAGCATGGCCGCACAG